CGTGAAGGTCGTCTGGAGCTGCGTCGGGTCGTCGAGCGACACCGGCGTGTCGAGGCCCTTCTCCCACTGGCGGATGCGAGCGACCTCGCCCTTCACGCGCTGCCAGATCCCGCCCTGGACGGCCTGGGCGTAGGCCCAGTTCCGCATCACGGGGTCCTGGGCGAAGATCGTCCAGGCCATCGGGTTCATGAGCAGAGCGTTCGGCCGGAAGCCGTCGTTCAGCATCGAGGAGAACATGTCGTGCAGGTCCTGCAGCGCGAACGTGCCGTTGTAGAGCAGTGCGCTGTCACGACCCTGCGTCCAGTCCGACGGCGACGCCGAAGAGTTGTCCTTCTGCGTGGTGCCCTCGGTCGTGATCTGGTTCGCGACCTTCTGCTCCTTGTGGCGGCCGAGAGCGAAGCCCGCGGCCTTCAGGTGCATGTTCCACACGTCGAACATGCTCCACTCGAGCATCTCCTGGGTCGCGCGGATCTTGATACCGCACTTCCCGATCGTCGCGACGACCGTGCCCCCGAACTCCAGGCTGCCCTCCGGGTAGCGGTCCTCGGCACCCATGTCGAGGTTGCCAGCCGTGTAGGAGCTGACCGCCGGGAACATGATGCTCTGACCGGGACCCTCGAACCGCACCGTCTGCAGGAGCGGCGTGAGGACCTGGACGACCTCCGACGGCTCACGGACGAGCGTCGCGATGACGCGCGGCATGAGGGCCGGGGAAGCCCAGTACTGGTCGTTCGAGTCGAACGTCTCGTAGTCCTTCTTCTGCAGCTTGCCGCTCTTCGCGTCGGCGAGCCGCTCGGCGTCGGCGTTCAGCATGTCCTGGATGGACACGCGGACGTCCGGACGCGCGGAGATGTGGCCGTTGCAGCGCCACGCCTCGAGCATCGTGCTGTACTTCCGGTCGATCTCGCGCTGACGCGCCGGGGCGTACCCGCGCGTTGCGAGCTCGTCGGAGACGCGCTCCTCGATGAGCTGGTCGATGGCGTCACCGAACTTCTCGGCGACGCGCACGCAGACCCGCTTCTCTGTCTCGTCCTTCACGTCGGACAGCGCACCGTCCTGGACGAGGTCCTTGAACGACTTGGTAGCCATGAGTGGTTGACCTCTTTCTTGGGTGTTGGTGAGCTGCCTCGTCAGATGCCCTGGACGGCGAGGGCGATGTCGATCGCCCAGAAGTCACCGCTGGCATCCGCCGTGGCGAAGGTGAGGGCCGACGGGACACCGAGGGTGCCCGAGCCCTGGAGCGCGAGACCGGGGACGGTCTGCACCCGCTGGAGGGTGGAGTACTCCTCGTCCGAGTTCACGGACGAGCGATCGACGTTGCCGGCCGAGAGAGCCGCGAGCAGAACCTGGCCCGTCGAGGGCGTGCTCTGGCTGCAGATCTTGTGCTTGGCGACGCAGCGCCCCATGACGTACGGGATCATGGAGACGTCCGAGCCCGAGGGGTCGAACTTCTTCCAGCGGCCCGGGTACGACGTGCGGGGGTTGTTGACCGGGTCCCAGTCACCAGCCGAGTTCGACACCTGCACCAGGTCGCCGGGGAAGATGTCGTCCTCTTCGTCCGTGATGCACGGGATGCGGAGGAGCTTGCCCTGGGACAGGATGTTGATGTTGTCGTACTGGAGCTTGAGGTTCCGGTAGAGGCGCTGGTACGACTGCGAGATCACGCAGTCCTGGACCACGCCGAGGGGCTTGACGCCGACGACCGCCTTCGAAGAGGCGCCGGTCGCCGTGACGAGCGTGTTCGCACCGGTGTCGTCCAGGTCGAACGTGCCACCGAACTCGTCCGTCGCGAGGTCGGCCGACGTGTAGACCACGTTGTAGCCGGACGCGTGGGCGTGAGCGGGGACGAGGACGGAGGGCGACTGAGCGCGGTACGCAGCCGGGACGTCGGTCGAGTCCCGGTTGTTGAGCACGCCGACGATCGTGCCGGGGAGCAGCACGTACGGGACGAGCTTGTTGAGGTCCTTCGCGACCACGGGGAGGAACCACGCGGCGCGAGCGTTGCCGAGGGACACGACGGTGTTGTGGAGAGCGGTGTCCTTGAGGGGCCACCACGACGTCCGGAACACCTGACCCTCACGCGGGATGCGAGCTGTCTGGGTGAATGCCATGGGAAGAGACTCCGTGCTTGTAGGGAGGTGGTTGGCTCAGGAGATCCGGTCGTCAGACCAGGTCCTTGGCCTTGGTGGGCTGCTTGGGCTCGGGCTTCTTGGCACCGCCCGGGGTCTCATCGACCTTCTGGGTGGCGGCACCAGCGTCCCGTGCCTGGGAGCGGTCCTGGACGAAGGCACCGAGTCCCTTGAGAGACGGGAGCTTGCTCTCGAGCTTGCTCGACTCGTCGCGGATCGCATCCGTGACCGAGTCGGGCGTGCGCTTGACGAGCTCGCCGTCCACGTAGGCCTTCAGGCCCTCTGCGCTGTCGAGCTTGTGGCCCGACGGCTTCTCGCCGTTCAGCGCCCGCAGGAGGGCGAGGTGGTCGCACCGCGTCCTGTGCAGGTTCTTCTCGGCGTCTGTGAGCTTCGTCTGGAGCGCGGTCGCCTCGGACTTGGCCGAGTCGTGCGCCGACTGGAGCTCACGGTTGCGGTCCTGTTCCTTCTTCAGAGACTCGGTCAGGACCTTGACCGTGTCCTCGTTCGTGGCGCTGGCTGCGGGTGCCGCGGGGGTCGCCGGTGTTGCCGGAGCTGCCCCGGAGGGCGCGGGTGTCGGGGTCGACATTGTTGTGTCCTCGTGGTGTTCGGGTTCGTGTCCGGCGTCGCGGTCGCTGGAGCCACAGCCCATCTTGGCCGCCCTACCGTTGACACAAGCCATGATGCGCTTCTTGGCGTCCGCATCACCCTTGTACCGACCGATCAGGCGTCGAGCTGCTGTGACGTGTGCGCAGTCCGGAACGGGGAAAGACCGTCCCGGGCCACAGAAGGAAGTTGCCTTCAGCTTCTCCCGTCGCTCGGAACTCAGCTTTGCGTCGCTCTGGACAGAGGCCTCGAACCGGCGAGCCAGCTCGTTGCACTCTTGGAGCGTAGGAATGTACATCGCATCCCGGGCGATTGCAACATCCACATCGTGGATGTGCGTCTCGCCGAAATCCGACTCCCTGGTCTCGAGAGCCCACCTGTCCGCATTCAGGTCGTCCAGGATGAAGTCCACGGTGTGCCTGTGAGGCGACACCTCAGACTTCTCATCGACAGGGTAAGTCCCATCCGTCCACCCGGTGACACGCTTGGAAGCGATGTCGACCTCGAGCCAGACGGAATGCAGGTGCCCAGCCCCTTCCTCGGTCAGACCGCTGAAGAAGAGGGCCTTCCCTTCGCCGATGACACAGACGTCCTTGAGCTCGGAATCAGGCAGCAGGAGACCCCGCTTGATGAGTCCGCTGACGATGTGCCCCATGGCCCAGTCGTCATCACCAAGACCGTTCGGGTCCGAGTCCACGGGCGGCGCCTTGGGGGCGCTGAGGTCCGGGACGCGAACACTGACCGGAAGCTTGATGCCACCGTTCCCACGGCTGGGAATGGCGTCGCGCTCACCCTCGCGGAGGGTGAGGGCGGTGCTGTTCCCGGAGCCGTCGACCAGCATGAGAGACGGGCTGGTCTTGACCTGGATGATGCCGCGATTGAACTCGAACTCACGCGCCAGGCGCGCGGAGTCGAAGTGCACGTCGTTCAGGGCCGCCTTCGCATCTGCCCACTTGATCTCTTCCGCGACAGCGAACGGCTGCGCGGGGTGGTTCACGACCGAGACCTCTCGGTTGAACTGCGCGCCGGTGACGAGGTAGCACTCGCGCTCCGTGCCGTCCTCGAGCTCGTAGACCTCGCCGACGACGTGGTCGCAGTTCTCCTCGAGGAGGTTCCTCTCGCAGATCGAGCAGCCCGTGTACGGGGACGAGAAGCTCGTCGAGAACGTGGCGTAGCGCCCGTCCAGGAACTTCTCCTGCGCGTCCTTGTCCTGGATCCCCAGCTTCAGGAGCGTGTAGCCCGAGCCGAGCTCGAGCCCGCGGGCGGGGTTCTTCCAGTCGGCGAAGAACACGTCGTTCTTCGCAAGCCGGTGGTACGAGGCCTGCACGACACGGCCGATCGCCGGCAGCTTCGGATCGTGGAACATCAGCACGGGCATGTCGTACGGCGAGCTGCCGCCGTTGTCGTGCGAGCACCACGTCGGGATGCCCTGCTCCATGTGGATGCCAGGGTAGCAGCGGCCGTTGAGAAGGTAGCCGCTGTAGCTGGCCTTCGTCGTGACGATGAGGCCAAGGTCCTTGTTGCTCTTCGCGGCGTCCTGAAGGAAGCTCATCGCATCCTTCTTGAGGGTGGGCTTCGCGATCTCAATCCAGGTGCGGAACTGTGCCTGGCGGGTGCTCACTTGGACTCCTCCAGGAAGATGGGGAGTGTTGCTGTCTGGAGCCGCGAAGTCAGCGAGATCGCGCGAACGATGTCGGGACGTTCCTGCATGTCGCGAAGATCCAGCACTTCTGCGTTCTCGTCTGTTCCGAGCTTCAGGTCTTCGTGACCGGTCGCTCGAAGGGTCTGGAGGTATCCGATGATCTTGGCCGCTCGGCGGACACGCTCGATCCTAGCATCCAGGAGGACCCAGGAGGAAGCGAAGGCCGCCATCACAGAGCCTACCACACTGGAGTCGCGTGCAAGCCCTGTGCGCACTTCGATCGAGGACTGGAGCATACAAGCGGCCTGGATCTGCTGCAAGTCCCTGGTGCGGAAGGTGAGGATCAGCTGGTCGACCTGGTGAAGTTCCCGGTCGCTCATGACCTCGCTCAGGAGCACCGGCTCGTGCTTCTTGGCGTCCTTGAAACCCCTCGAGACCCCAGCCTTCCAGTCTGCGTGGATCTCATCCTCGAGGAGGTTCCCGATGTCCTTGAAGGCCTGGGTGAAGGCCGGACGGACGTCCTTCTGGTCCTTCACGTACTGGACAACGGCCTCCGCACACCTGTTCCAGACGAGCTTGACTCGCTCCTCTGTGCTCAGAATCCCATCGTTTGCAGGGAGGCGAGGGGTCGTAGGCAGTGTCTTGTGCTGATTCGCGGGGCGGACCTTGTTCTTCAGCGCCCCCGGTAGACCAGCGGCAGATGACCCGCTCCCAGGCTTCTTGGCCGCCGCTGCCTTGATGGCAGCCTGGGCCTTCGCCAGCGGGATGAGCCACTCGTTCAGGTACAGGCCGGCCTCCTCCTCGGGGGTCAGGTCGTCGAGGTGGAGGTAGTCCCGGCGGAACTCCTCGCGGGTGATGCCACCCTGGACGTAGAGCTGCAGGCCGTGGTTCTGCTCCGCGCGCTCTGCCTCGTCGTCGATCGCCGGGAACATGAAGAAGACCCGGTTGTCGTCGTTGAGGTTGTAGCCGCCCTCCATGACGATCTGATCGAGGAAGCGCTCGGTCACGAAGTCGGAGACCAGCGACTGGATCTCCGTGCAGGAGTCCACGAGGATCTGGGAGAGGACCGTGGCCGTGCCACGGTTCTGCGTGTCTCCACGGCCGAGGTCCATCATGGAGAGCCTGAGGCCGGCGATCACGCGCTGCTCGTAGTGCTCGATGAACGGCTGCAGGTCGAGAGCCTCGCCCTCGGCACCGATGATCTTCACCTCGTGGCGCTCGGAGGTGACGACGAAGCCCTCCTGCGCGAGCTGCTCGGCGTACTGAGCAGCGATCAGGACCTCCGGGACCTGCTGCCCCGTAGCGTGGTCCGTGACCTTGCCGGCGGGGATCTTCTCCGAGCCGACCTTCCAGTGCATCATCGGGAACGCGTACTTGTGGGCGACGTGCTCCGTGACCATCTCGAGCTTGCGCAGCGCGCGGATGTCCTCGAGCGTGGGGATCACGAACGGCGTCCCGAACGCGTGGCCGGACTTCTTCCGCCACGGGATGTGCACAACGTCGTGGTGCACCCACTGGCGCTCCTTGTAGCCCTTCATGCGCTGGATGTAGAGCGCAGGCCGTCCAGACTTCGTCTGCTTCATCGTGACGGTGGACGGGTCAGGGCAGGAGATCGCAGCGATCGGATCGCGCTCACGGCCCCACATGCGAGTGCGCACGCCAGACGAGCGCTCGGGGTCGCGGTAGAAGACGAGGTACCCGTTCGAGCAGCTGACGACGTTCCGGATCAGCTCGCGGACGATGTCGGAGAAGGGCTGGTCGGAGACTAGGGCGATCTCGCGCAGGCGCCGCTTCACGTACGCCACGGTCTCAGGGTCGCGCCCCTTGACCTCGAACCCCTTCTTCATGATCAGCTCGACGTGTCGGTCGATGCTGATGGCGAAGTAGGACTCGATGTCCTGGAGACGGACAACCTCGGCGAGGTCGTACTGCGGGGCGACCTCGGTGGTGTCGCCGGCGAAGGGATCCGTCCCGTTCCTCGAGACAGTGCTCGAGGTTCCAGGGTACTTGAGGGTCTTCTCGGGCGGCCGGCGCTTCGACTTGATGACCTGCTCGACGGACGAGGCAGGCGGAGGCTCACGCTGGATTGCCAGCTTCAGGTCCTCGAGTGCTGCTCGGACTGCTGTGAGGTCGTTCCTGCGAGCCATCATGCCCTCGCCTTGGCGATCGAATCGAGAAGCTCATCAGGGAGGATACCACGTAGGTACCACATGGCTTTCGACATAAGCTCTGGGTCCTCCCTGAAAGCCCCGAGGCCGACGTTGCACTTCACGCAGAGTAGGCCACGGACGACGTTGGTCTTGTGGTCATGGTCAATATGTAGGTTCTTGCTCGACTTAGGTCGGTCACCACAGATCGAACAGCACCCATCCGTCTTCGCCAAGAGTTCCTTGTACTGCTCGAGTGTCAGACCGTAGAGCTTAGCTTTCGCCCTGAGGGCGTGCTCACGCACTTTTTCCGGGTTGCGCTTGCGCCAATCCTTCAAGTAGGAGTGGTAGAACTGGTTCATGAACGACCCTTCGCGATAGCGTCTAGGAGTTCATCCGGCAAGATCCCCCGGCAGATGTCGCGGAAGTTCTTTGTTGACACCGGGTCCCCGAGGTTGCCGCCCTGCCCGACGGGCGGGATCGGCCTGGCCCCGTCCGGACGGAGGACCGGAGCGGGGTTCCGGAAGAACTTCTGGATGACGTCAGGAGGCAGGACCAGGGGCTGCGGAACCCCCGTGTAGACCCCGGGGTCGTCACCCGGATTCGGCTGCTCGGTGCCACCCCCGTCGTCCCCAGGTTCCTCCAGGTCGGCACACACCTCGATCGCCGCGATGAGCCTGTCCAGGATCGAGATGATGGTCTGGAGCCGGCGGGCGTCGTAGAGCTCGCCCCAGCGCCGGTAGATCCGGTCATGGAAGCCGAAGGTCTTGTTCGCGAAGTTGCGGACGTAGGAGAACAGCTTCTCCTGGAACTTCTGGATGGCGTTGACGATGTAGACCAGGAGGTCCTCGATCAGCGGGCAGTTGAACAGGTCGTTCCACGTGTCGCTGTCGGTCTCGCCCATGAAGTCGATTACGTCGGTCGCCACCTTGTCGAAGTACCGCTCCAGGAAGGTGATCAGCTCCTGCTCGAGAGCAGAGATGATCATGTCCATCACGGTCCCAGGGTCGTTCACGTTGGCGGCCAGGCCATTCGTGATCACGCTCTGAGCGATGGCGAGGACGGACCGGAGCCGCTTCAGCCGCTTGACGTCCTCGTTCCCGAGGAACCGCCCGATGCAGCAGAGAGCGTCGAGGGAGTACCACGAGGTGAGCACGCCGGCGATGGAGGCGAGGCTCCTGTCGATCCCTGCCACCTGGTTGACCATCGCATCGTAGTGGAACTGCGGCAGCGCGATCGTGTTCGCGGGATCGACGTTCTCGACGACGGCCCTGGGCCCGACACCGAGCAGTCCGGAGAACCCGAGACTGGGCGACGGTGTCGTGTGCTTGGCTACGGACGTGAAGTCGAGAAGGGTCGAGTACTCCTTCGAGTACTGGTGCGCGTGGTAGTACGTGATCACCGCATACTCGCGGATCTGACGCAGATCCCTGTAGGCGAACCAGTCCTCGTAGCCGATCGGGTTCCGAGCGATGTAGTTGTCGCAGTAGTCGATGATGGCCTGGGGGTCCGAGGCACCGATTGTTTCAGTGAGTTCGCGGTGCAGGTCGGTCTGGACCAGCCTGCGTGCGCGATTGATGATGTCGACCGGTGGGACCCCCAGAGCATCAGCGGGCTGCTGAACCGCGAACATGACGTGATCTTCCTGGAGCCCGAGGATCAGCATCATGGCGGCGATGGCGATCGCATGCCGCATGGTCACAGGCCCAGTCTCCGTCCCGGGCGGGTTCTTGGCCGCGCAGACCTCCTGGTGCTCGACGCAGGAGAAGTTGCCCAGGAGCTGGTTCAGCAGCATCCAGAGCCCGAACTGCTCCATGGACAGCAGGAACTCCTCCCAGGAAGAGAGCCCCTTGCCTCCCGTCTTCATGAACCGCTTGATCTTCACGCCGTCGGAGAGGATGTCTCCGGTGAGCTCGCCGACGATCTCGAACTTCATCGACCTGGCGAGCTTCACCTTCAGGTCGAGCATGTCCTTGTAGAGCGCGAAGGGGATCTGGTCTCCCGTGGAGCCCGGGACCCTGCGCCTGATGGCCTGCCGGACGTTCGTCGCGTCACGGTCCACCGGGATGAAGAGCTTCTTCGCCCTGGGCTCGACGGCGTTGATCAGCGCGGTGGCACGGTTGATCTCGTACCCGAGCGCGTCGAAGACGTCCCGGACCTGGGCCCCTGTCACCACCCCGGTGGGCCCCGTGGCCTCGGGCCTCTGCGACAGCGGGAGCTCGCGGAGCTGACGCTCGGGCTTCGGCGTCTGCGGGCCGTCGTAGAAAGGGTCGGGGATCGGGCTCACGGAATCG